GAACAGCCTAACCCACCCCCACCCCCCACCCCCTAACTAGAGAGCCCAATGCAGAACAAGTTCGACCACTTAACCAAGCGCCAGCTTGCCGAGATGGCAGTCGAGGGTGACCATCAGGCGATGTTGGAACTCGAGATGAGGAACCAGGAGGAACACATGGCCAACGTCAAAGCCAAGGCAGCCAAGAAGGCAACATCGGAGGCGACGATCCAACGACAGGTCATGCAGGCCCTCATGCTTGCGGGTTGGATGGTCGTACGGGTCAACTCATCAGTTAGCCGCACCGAAGGCGACCGATACCTCAGGGCCTACCTCATCGGCAACACCGGAGCAAGTGCGGGCCATGCGGATCTGGTCGCATATCGCGACCGGTTCGCGGTCTTCATCGAGGTCAAGACGACCACCGGGAGGCAATCGGAGAGCCAGAAGCGGTTTGCTGAACTGTGCGAACGTCACAGCATGCCGTATTTCATCGTCAGGAGCCCTCAGGAGGCGCTCGAATCCCTTAAGGCAGTACTTACCCACCCTAACAAATAAAAACCCGTCAGGAGCGATTTATGGCTAACGTACGATTGCAACCCAACGCACCGGCTGATCGCAACCTTCGCGACCACCTCACAGCCACGCGAATACTCGCGGCCGTCTCAGAGGCTGCCGACGTCAGCCCAGCGGCCATAGTAGGCCAGAGCAAGCGCGCCGAGGTCGCCGTACCTCGCCAGCTGTTCCTTTGGATGCTGTATCATCACATGGGCTGGGGGATCCGTCATATCTCCCGGGAGGTGGGGCGCAGTCCGTCGACGGTCTACCAAGCCGTCCGCGATGCAGAGTTCCACCTGACGATCGACCGGCACATGATCCGTACGTACTCCCGAGTACTCGGGCTGCTATGCAACCACCCTACCGCGATGAACGGCCTCCATGAATCTACGGCCGTTCGGTAACTGTTCGGTTATTCTATCAACTGTTTACATAGGTTCGCAACCATGGCAGGAGGACGACCAACCAAGTACGACTGGGAACAGTACAAGCCGCTGCTCGCCGAAGCTGCAGAGCGCGGTATGTACCTTGAGCAACTGGCCCACCACCTCGGCATAACGAAGCAGACCATGTTTGACTACTGCGAGTTATACCCAGAGTTTTCAACTGCGGTGGATAACGTCCGCCAAGCATGCGAGGCCCGCGTCGCTCAGATGCTGGACAACCTCGCCAATGGAACAGCGGAGAAGGGCAACGGCGGGGTCGCCGTCTTCATCGCCAAGAACGTCCTCGGCTGGCGTGACCGTCAGGAGGTCGTCAGCCACAACGTGAACCAGAACAATACCACCGTCGAGGTGGTCATCGGGGGCGGGGCTGCTCCAATGCTAACGGAAGCCGATGAGCAACCCCGCCTACCGCCTGCGCCTTGAGCTGCACGAGGGGCAGCTGCAGATCTACAACAATCGCCGCCGGTTTAATGTGGTGCGGTGCGGTCGTCGCTTCGGCAAGACAGTTCTCGCTCTGGCCATGATCGCACCGAAGGCGGCAGCCGGCCAGCCCGTGGCGTACATGGCCCCGACGTACAAGATGCTGATGGAGTTCTGGCGTGAGACGAAGCGCACGCTGCAGCCGCTGATCAGCAACACCAACGAGCAGGACAAGCGGATAGAGTTAGTCACGGGCGGGATCATCGACATGTGGAGCCTCGACAACTACGACGCGATCCGGGGGCGCAAGTACGCGGAGATCGCCGTCGACGAGGCCGCCACGCTGTCGGATCTCGAGGAAGCGTGGAACATGGTGCTTCGCCCGACTCTGATGGATTACAAGGGCGGCGCGTCGTTCTTCAGTACGCCGAAGGGCAGAAACTACTTCTGGGTTCTCGACGAGAACGCCAAGCGCGACGAGATGTGGGGATCCTTCCACATGCCGACGAGCGCCAACCCGTATATCGACGCCGACGAGCTGGCGGCCTTCGCCGAGGCCATGCCATCTGTGGCGTACCGTCAGGAGATCCTGGCCGAATACGTCGACCTTGCCGGCGCTCTGATGCGCAGGGACTACATCACGTACACCGACCGCGTGCCGGAGAAGCTGAAGGTCGGGATCGGCGTCGACCTTGCCATCTCCAAACGCGACGGGGCCGACTACACCGCTATAGTGGTGATGGGCTACGAGGAGAGCACGGGCCATCGCTACGTCCTCGAAGTCGTACGGGAGCGGTGCAGTTTCAACGAGACGCTGCGACTGATCCAGAAGGTTGCCGAGAAGCATAACCCGCACAAGGTCTTGATCGAGGAGGTGCAGTTCCAAGCCTCGGTAGTGCAGGAGCTAACCCGGACAACCTCACTACCGATCAAGGGGTACAAGCCCGACCGCGACAAGGTGACACGCTTTCACGAGCTGCTGGCCCGCTATGAGCAGGGGCTAGTCTTTCACAGGCGGGGAATCCTGCCGGAGTTCGACAACGAGCTGCTGGCCTTTCCAGAATCTGAACACGACGACATGGTCGACGCTGCGGTCTACGCCCATCAGGCGTGCACTGCCAAGGCGCGCGCCGGTGTCGTCTTCATCTAACGAGGAACACGAACCATGACACTAACCGACCGCCTGCGCCAGATCTTCGGCGCTACCAACGAGAAGGCGCTCGTCCGCTACGAGGGCGAGCTACCGCCGCAGAAGTGGACGCACTACGACCTCAACGTCGCCGACAACTACAAAGAGTGGGAGACCATCTGGCGTAACAACCCTATCGTGCAAGGCTGCATCTCAGCGTATGCGCTGACGATGCCGGAGGCGCCGCTGGCGGTGCGCGATGGCGAGGAGCTGACGCGCAACCACCCGCTGTTCGACGGGATCATCAACGGGCCGCTGTCGCCGCAGTCGGAACACAAGCTGTGGAACCTGACCTATACGGCCATCGGGTTAGGCGGCAACGCCTACTGGCACAAGCGCCGCGAGGGTAACGTGGTGCGGGGCGTGCGCCTGCTTACCGACGAGGTGATCACCCCGATCCCCGACGGGTACGGCGACATTGCGTACTACCATTTCAAGTCGGGCCTTGTCGAGGCCATGATCCCACGCGAGGACATCGTCCACATCTCCGGCTTCTGGACAGATCCCGACATGCCGTGGAAGGGCGCGTCTCCGGTAGCTCTGGCGTCGACGAGTGCCAAGTCGTACAACGAGGCGATGGCGGCGGTGTACTCGATGCTCAAGAACGACGCCACACCGCGGACGGTGTTCAACTACGCCGAGGAGCTGAGCCAAGAACAACAGGCGGCGCTTGCCGAGACGTTCGGCCGAAAGTACGGCGGGGTGAACAGGGGCAAGGCTGCGCACATCTGGGGGATCCAGTCTATCCACAGGCTGGGTATGGACATGCAACAACTCGCCGTCGAGGAGCTGACGACGTCCTTTGAGGCGAACATCTGCAGCGTGTACCGCGTGCACCCTATCGTCGCGATGACGGCGGCGGGCCTTAGTGCTAGCACGTACGCCAACTTCGAGCAGGCCAGCCGTGACTTCACCAGCTATAGCCGCGTCCCATTTTGGGACATGGTCGCAAGTCAGGTGATGAAGGGCTTTGCGCAGGAATACCCCGAGCTACAGCTGGAGTTTGACCTGACGTTCGTACAATCGCTGCAACCTGATCCGGACATGGCACGCGATCAGATCGTCGCGGCGTACACCGCAGGTGTGGCAACGCAAAACGAAGCGCGGGCGGTGTTGGGTCTTGAGCCGCTGGACGGCGGCGACGTGACGAGCGCACCGGTTTCTCCGGTGACCTTGGCAGCCCCTGCCGACGTGATTACGAAGAACAACGAGATCCTCGACGATACCGACGACGTGTGGGTTAAAGCCATCGACGACATAACCGAGGACTACACCGCGATCATCTCGCGGCAATTGGTGCGGGCTATTGACGAACTCGAGGACGCCGTCGTCGGCGTGGTCAAGACGCAAGTCAAGGCGCTGGGCGATGAAATCAACTGGGAAGAATGGGAGCAGGTGTTCCTCACGGCTACCGCTTCGGCGCGTGCCGAGATGGTCGCCGACGTCATCGCCTTGAGCCTCTCGGATGTGAACGCTGCCGTGCCTGACCTTGGCGACGACTATCAAGTCGTGAGGCAGTCGGGCATCGACGAGTCGAGCGCCAAGATCTCGCAGTCGATCGGCACGATCCGCGAGGAGGTGCGGGAGACGCTACGCCAGAACGCCGGCTCGCAGCCTAGCGTATTGCAGGAGGTACTGCGCAACCAATTCGCGACCCTGAAGTCGAGCCGCGCCGAGGCGATCGCACGGACGACGGCCACGGCGAGCGCTGGCAAGACGCAACAGTCCACATTTGAGAAGCTGAACGAACGCGAGCCAGACCCAGCCCGCAAGATCCGCCGGCGGTGGGTAGCTCTGCCGGGCGCTAGGGATGCTCATGCAAAGGCCCGCGGCCAGTACGAGGACGACAACGGGATGTTCACTGTCGGCGGCGAGATGACGCCCTACCCAGCCGGGCCAGGGTTAAGTGCGAAGAACGCCGTCCGCTGCCGGTGCTACACTCGAGCGATCCGCGAGGGTCGCCGGTAGGTGTTCGGTAACTGTTCGGTTATCGCGTCGATCTGCGCCATAGCTTCGCCCAACAACCTAGGAACCAACCATGACCAAAGATCGCCGCGGGTGTCCGCTGCTTATCAAGGGGGTCACACCTGACGAAGGCATTGTCGACGCCGTCGTATCGGTGTTTAACAACGTCGACGTCGTCGGCGACCGCATCCTGCCGGGAGCCTTCGCCAAGTCCATAGAGCGCAAAGCGCCAAAGATCGTCTGGATGCATGACTGGGGAGCACCCGTCGGCAAGACGATAGAAGCCCAAGAACTGCAACCCGGCGATGCTGGCCTGCCCGATCAGATCCGCACCCTGGGCGGCCTACGCCTGAAGATGCAGTTCAATCTTGAAACACAGCGCGGCAGGGAAGCGTTCAGCGACATCAAGGCCGGCATCATCGACGAGTTCTCGATCGGCTTCTCCATCAACGAAGAACAGAACAACGGCGGCATCCGCGAGATTGTAGAGGCAACGCTCTACGAAGCCTCGCCTGTATTGTACGGCGCCAATCCCGAAACACGGCTCATCAGTGCGAAGTCCGGACTGAACGACCATATCGAGGCCATCGGTGACGAGGTGCTTCGGATGGTCGACAGGGTGAAGGAACGCGCGGCGATCCGTGAGAAGGAAGGGCGGACACTGTCATCCAAGAACGTCGACACGTTACGCGGTGTCGCTGATGCATTGCAGAGCGCATCGGAGACTATCGCGAACCTGCTCGACAATGCAGGGCCCAAGCCGAAGGATACCGAGAAGGCGATGATCGAGCGCGAGATGCTGCGCGAATCATTACGAATCCAAGGAATAATCCAATGACCATCCAAACCGTAAACGACGCCATCGTCGCCAAGGGCTCCGAGCTGGATAACCTGCTCGCGAAGTCCGAGCCGACCATGGACGACGTGCAGGCCATCAAGGCCATCGGCGAGGAGCTGAAGACCCTGAAGTCGCAACTTGGCGACCTCGAGGCTACGGAGGCTCTCCGCAAGCAGCGCGCTACCGAGAAGGCAGCCGCAACACCAACAGCAACGAACGACGTAAAGGTGACCGTCAAGGGTCACCGCGCCGAGTCGCTGCCAGCTGAGAAGAAGTCCCAGTTCATCACGGGCCGTTTTATTCAGGCTGCGATGAAGGGCTCCGAGGCTGCCAAGCAAGACCTCGAGGCTATGGGCGTCGAGTACAAGACGCACGTCGAGAGCAACGACGCCCTCGGCGGCATTCTCGTACCTCAAGAGGTGTCGAGCTATATCATCGACCTGAAGGAAACGTACGGCGTCTTCCGCCGCAACGTGCGCGTTGAGAACATGCTCAGAGACCAGACGATCGTCTACCGCATGGGTGACGACATCACGGCCTTCTGGGGTTCCGAAGTCGGAACGAACCAAGCCTCCGATATGACGTTTGGCGGCGTAACGCTGAACGCTAAGAAGCTGCACGCAATGGCTGTAGTTTCCGACGAGCTGAACGCCGACGCCTCGATCGACCTTGGCGCACGTTTCGCAGTATCGGTTGCTCGCCAGTTCGCCAAGAAGGAAGACGAGGCAGGCTTCAACGGTGACGGCACGTCGACATACGGCGGAATCACCGGTGTACGTGAGAAGCTGAAGGGCCTGTCCAACACGATCGCCAACATCGCCGGCCTTCAGGTTGCAACGGGCAACCTGTACAGCGAACTCGTACTGGCCGACTTTATCGCCACTAAGGGCAAGCTGCCAGCATATGCTCGCGGCAACGCACGCTGGTACATGAGCAAGGACTTCTTCGCAGCCACTGCCGAGCGCCTGACGTTGGCCGCTGGCGGCGTTCTGGCTTCGGAGATCATCAACGGCTACACGCTGGATCGCTTCCTCGGCTTCCCTGTCGAGCTTGTCGACGTTATGCCGAAGGTAGAGGCTAACTCGCAGGTGTGCGCTCTGTTCGGAGATCTTTCGCTGGCCTCGACGATGGGCGACCGCCAAGCCACAACGATCCGCGCGGATCTGTCCACGGGCTTTACCACCGACACGATCTACATCAAGGCAACCGAGCGCGTGGACATCGTCGTTCATGACGCCGGCAATGCAGACGCAGCAGCAGCTAACCGGGTAGCTGGCCCGATTGTCGGACTCATCACGGCTGCGAGCTAAGGAGAACAAACCATGAACGCACTACAACAAGCGAAGGCTGTCATCGTAACCGCTCCGGCGGCTATCGTTGACGCTGCCTCGTTCACTACGAACACGATCGACACCGAGGGCTACGACGCCTGCGCTATCTACTTTACGGTAGGTGCTACGGATATCGCCATGACGGCCCTCAAGGTGCAAGAGTCGGACGACTCGGGCATGTCGGGCGCTGCCGACGTTACGGGTCTAGTCTACGGCACGTCGACGGATCCCGACACGGGAAGCACGTCGGCGCTGCCAACGGCTGACGACGACGATAGCGTCTTCGGTTTCTTCGTTGACCTAAAGGGCCGCAAGCGCTACCTCGACGTAGTGGCTACGGCTGGCAACGGCTCGACGGGAACCTACGGCTCCTGTATCGCCGTGCTCTACAAGGGCGACGTCATCCCATCGACGGCAACAGAGCGCGGCCTCGCTGCTAACCTGATCAAGTAACGATGTGTTACCTACGGCCCCTGCGGGGGTCGTGGGGAGCACACCCCAAACCAAGCGAGATACAACATGGCTATCACAGGTTTCACCGGCCAGGCTCTGAACACGATGCAGACGATCGCGGACGCGTCGACGGTGCAGAGCATCACCCCGCCGGACTCTACGGATTTCGTTATCGTCGAAGCACATCAACACGACATCCGCGTACGCCTCGACGGCGTCGACCCTACCACTACGGTAGGTTTCAAGATCGTCAAGGACACGCCGACGATGATCACCTACGGGCAAGACGTGACGATCAAATTGATTGCTATCGAGAACGGGCCGGCGGTCTACTGGCAAGCCTTCAAAACCAAGAGGGATAATAACGTATGATCGAGTCACTATTCCCGGGTAGCTCGCAGGGGGACGTCACCGCGGCCGACGAGAAGGTCAAGGTCTCCGCTAACGACACGACCGCAGGCTACCTCAACGGCAAGCTGGTTGCCGGCACGAACGTAACGTTTACCGAAGGCAACGACGGCGGAGATGAGACACTGACCATCGCAGCCGCTGGCGGTG